TTGGGGCAAGTGCTTGTGCAGAAATGGTAGCTGGTGGAACAGCAACGGCAGTTGGCTTTGAGGCGATGAGAGCAAATACGAATGGTGAACATAACACCGCAGTCGGTTATCAAGCTCTGGAGGACAACACCATTGGAGATGGAAATACCGCAGTTGGGACAAGAGCTTTACAAACGATGGTAGCCGATAATAATTCTGGGAACAATACCGCAGTTGGTTTTGAGGCTCTTCAAAATACTAACTATGTTAGTTCATCTCATCCTACTCAGAATATCGCATTAGGTTGTTATGCTGGTAAGGCAAACACTGAAGGCTCAGAGAATTGTTTCTTGGGATGGAACGCAGGAGCAACTAACACAACTGGTAGCAACAATACCATTATAGGCTCTCAAGCTAATGTAAGTGCCTCTGGTGCTACAGGTCAAATAGCTATAGGACAAGACGTTGATTGTACAGGTAACAACAAAATTACTGTCGGAATAGGTGCGAATACTGCAACTCTGGATTTAGATGGTAGCGATACTAGTTGGGCACCGGCTAGTTCAGACGAAAGATTGAAAGAAAACATAGAGACTTCAAGTGCTGGTCTTGCATTTATAAATGACTTGAATCCAGTTACTTATAATTGGAAAAAAGCAAAAGACGTAGAACCAAGCATGCCTCAATACAACGAATCTGAAGATCCAGTATTAGGACATGAGTATGGCGAAAAACTGCATGGGTTTATTGCTCAAGAAGTTAAAGAGGCTATTGATAATCATACAGAAATTGCTGATGGTTTTAAAATGTGGAAGATGAAAGACGATGGAACTCAAACAGTAGCAGATGGCAATTTAATTCCAATTCTTGTAAAAGCTGTTCAAGAATTATCTGCAAAAGTAACTGAATTAGAAAAAAAATGTAATTGTTAAATAGGAGCAAAAAATGGATTACGAAAACTATACATCACTTAAATCTTCTGGAGCTGTTGGGTTTGCTAAAAAAACCAAATCTCTTGGTAGTGAAACAGTAGAATACATAGAACTGTCACAAAAATCTTTTAATCCTAATACAGGTGCAGAAGAAGCGGTAAATACAAGCGAGGTAACGCAAGCAAACCTTGAACGTGAAAAATCTAAACTTGATGATAGAATTGCAAATATGCAGAAGAAAAGCGATGGGATGGCACAAGCGATCACAGATATAAAAGCACTATAACGAAAGGAAACATAATGGCAAAAAAAGAAAAAGAACTGCCAATTAATTTGTTTGGAAAAGAATACAAAGAATCAGAATTAAGTCAAGAACAAATAGCTATGATACATCACATAAACGATTTAGGACGGAAAATATCTAGTTCAGAGTTTAATCTGACTCAATTACGATTTGGCAAACAGGCATTTGAGGATGCATTAAAGATTGATTTAGATAAGTAATATAAATGGAACAGTTTGCTGAAGCATATATGGAGATTGGTTTTGCTGGACTTACAGCAATTTTTTTTGGTTATATGATAGTGAATTTAATCAAAAGTCAAAATCTTCAAACTGAAGACTTAGAGCAAATAAAACAAGATTTAACAAAACTTAGCACTGAGATGAGTAACACACAAAGTATTGCAATTAAGATTGTAGATCGGTTTAACACTTCAGACAATAGCAGTCAAAGGCATAGAGAAGATATTGTAAAAGAACTAAATGACCTAAGTGACGTAATGATGGAAGTTAAAGGATCTGTTTCAAGAATAAACGGAAGGCACTGATGGGAATATTAACATTTTTGCTAGGTTTGGTTGCAGTAATTGGTTTTGCCAGTTTTGTTGTGTATGTGAAAGAAATTAAAAAATGAAGATCAATGGTGGAATTTCAACTGGGAATATTCTCACAATCGCAGCATTGTTAGTGACGATTGCAGTTGCCTATGGTGCAATGGAAAATAAACTTCATAGTCTTGGAAAAGATTTAGATCAAAAAGCAGATAAAGAGCTTATTGAAGTAAAATTAGAATATTTACAACAGGATGTTAACGAAATCAAAATGATCTTAAAGGAGAAATAGTGGCGCGAAGAATTAGTTGGATTTACGGAGGTAAAAGGTATTACGGAACGTTTATTCGAGAAACAAAAAACTTTAGATATGCTAGAACTGCCAGTGGAAAAATTAAAAAAATAAGGAAGCGTAAATAATGCCAAAAGGACCTGGGACATATGGAAGAAAGCGTGGTAGACCAACCAAAAAGAAAAAAATGCGTCGCAAACTACGCAAGACGAAAAGGAAGTAAGTAAATGGATATTAAAGCCATTGTATTAAGTGAGATTACGAATCAAATAGAGCAATCAATGCCAACTGTCAAAGATGGGATTGAAGAATATATGATTGAAAAAATACAATCTGAAGAAGTTGAGAAAGAATGGGCAACTGCAATTAACGAAAAAATCAACTTGCCCTGGCTCAACGAAAAGCAAGAGCAAAAAGTGTTTGAGGAAGTCATTGACAAAGGTACTGACATCCTTGCAGCAGTCTTGCGGAAAGTCATTAAGTGATCACTTACAGAGGACAACGTTTTTCGAAATACAATAAGCCTAAGAGGACTCCAGGCGCATCAAAAAAGTTTGCCGTTCTCGCAAAACAAAATGGTACTGTTCGTCTTATTAGGTTTGGCGATCCAAATATGCGGATACGTAAATCCAATAAAAGTGCCAGAGCAAGTTTTCGAGCCAGACACAAATGTGACACCGCTAAAAATAAACTTACAGCTCGATACTGGTCATGTAAGAATTGGTAACGAAATGGTAGATAAAGGACAAATAAAAAGAATTATCCATGAGACGCTAACCGAGCTGGGAGATAAGTATGCACATCCAAAAGCGCAAGAGTTAATCTTTAACACTGGCTTAGTAGAGTCTAAATACACTTATTTGATGCAAAAAGGTGGTAAAAACATCGCTAGAGGATTTTTTCAGTGTGAGCCTTGGGTAGCTGTAGACATTTGTTTAAACTATCTTAAATATCGACCAAAGCTGATGAAAAAGGTGAGTGAGGTGACTCGCTTGGATTGGCAATATTTCCAGGATCCAAAGGAAGATGATTGGCGAACAATATTAACGACAAACATTATTGCACAGGTAATAATGTGCCGTATTCACTATTTCCGAATACCGAAACCATTGCCAAATACTTTATCTGAGCAGTCTGTTTATTGGAAATCATATTATAACGGCCCTGGAAAAGGAACCACAACGCATTTTAAGGAAATTGTTGAAACACATGGATGAATCACAACAAATAGATCGATTAATTGAAGTAATGGAACAATTACAACTACTGGTAGAAGAGCTTGAAAAACCAGCAAAAAAGAATACTACTATGATACTGGGACTAATGATAGCAATGATAAAATCAACTCCAGTGCCAGATATTAAAATTCTTCCAGGCAACACAACACATACAACTGTAGGTTTAGCATGAGTTATTTAGAAGCGTTTTGCAATAATACTACCGACTTGCAATCGGTTGTAGCAGAGATAGATCGATTTGATCGAAAAAGAGTCTTAGACTCAAATTGGTTTACTACTGACACGTCCAATTTATACCAACTAGCAGGTACAGGGCATATTTCGCAACTGTTTGTAGATGGTGTGGAAGTCAGTATGGTGACAGACTCTCCAAATGCCAACAATGAGGCAAATTACTCTACAAGTACGGACTCAGTGCAATACTTTCGAACTTCTTCAAGTGTAGCGGACCTTAATGGTAAAGTGATAGAGGCTGGACAAGATTGGGATGCGCTGAAAACTACTGTGATTAAGGAGCAAGCAGATCGTATGCGTAGTTATCTTAATCGACCAATATATAAACGAAGCAACTCAAACTATCAAGGAGCTGCGGATCGTGATTATGATTTTATTGTAATAAGAATTAATGCCATACTTGCCTGCGCTGACCTGGTGCGATCTCAAGATTCAGAGCTTGCAGATACGCTTGAAAACATGGCAACAAATGACGAAGGAACTGGACTATTAGATAAATTAAAAAGAAAAGAATATGTAATGTGGAATGAAACTTCTTTTCGATCTGAGTCAGGTGTGATTTACGAAGTTTCTGTCAATGCAAACTCTACTGGCTACATTGAAGATATTATGATAGAAGGTCCGCCAAATGTGGACTACGATGAAGTTCGTGTGGTTATTTCAACTGCTGGAACTTTTACTGTAGGATCTGCATCTGGAGTAAAGTACGATGTGTATACCAAAAACGATCAAGGACTAAAAATGGATAAGGTGGTGGACGCAGAAGTAATCAATGGCGATTATCAGCCTTTGGCCTATGGAGCAAAAATTAGATGGCAAAGTGGAACGTATAATAGCGGAGATGAATTTGGAATTATCTTTCAATCAGACAGCGTACCAATCGGTTCTGTCAAGTCTGGTCAAATATATAGATGATCTGGGCTGATGCCACACGAACATGGGACGAGCCTGGTTTAAATTGGATACCAGACTACGAAAATGTTGTATTTGATCGAGTAAGTGATGATTTATATGCATTACTCCAAAATGAATTTGACATACCGATTCGTTTTGATCAGCATGTAGGTAATCAAAGTTTTCTTGTGACTTTAGTTGAAGATAGATTAGAAAATGTATTTAGCACTGGTCAAATACGAGAATACATCTTTGATATCAATTATGAATTAGCCACCAAAGGTAGTTTAGACAAAAATAAAATTAAGCAGCTTACAAATGTCGTAGAACGAGTTAAAAGGCTTATGCATAATAATATTAACGTCAATGAAGGTTTTTATGGTGGTCGTATTTTGAATGCAACACTTCAACAAAATAATGCAATAATGCAATTTAGTTGTTTTTTTGCCGAAGTGTCGTCTAACTAGGTATATATGATGGCGATTACATTTGAAAATGTGATGTTTGATCGGGTCATTGACAGTTTGCACGATATTTTAGCTGAAGAATTTGCTATTGGAATCGTGTACGATGAGCATCGCGGAAATCAAAGTTTTCTCATAGAACCAGATACAGATGAGCTGGGACAACTGACTGCTAATGGCCAAATGAGAAATGTTAGTTTAACAGTTAGCTATGAAAGAAAAACAAATCGAAATTACACAAAAAATGATTTTAGGCAAGTGACACAAATTGCAGAAAGAATGAAACGTTTGATTTACAACAATAAAAATTATTCCGTAGGCGGAAGCTCGAAATGGTTTAATGCTACTGTAGAGCAAATTAACTACACAAAAGAAGAAAACTCATTAGGTGCGGTAATGCAACTATCACTGAATACATTGGAAATCGTATGAAATATCGAGCAAAAGAATCGTATAAAAAATTGGATGATACAAAAAACTTTAAAGCACATTGGAGTTATAACAAACATCAACTCTTACTAGCAAATTGTGAAATTGAAATTACAGATGTGCCACAATCATTAGAAAAGCATCTTGAAAGAGTAGATATTAAAAAAACATCAAAGGAAGATAAGTAATGGCTGAAACAAATTTTCAATCCAGGTCTAGTATATCGGTTGGTATTGGCTCTAGTGGGAGTAATGTAGCTTTAGGAACTGCACATGCCAATAGCGACACGTGGAATTTTTTACAGGTAACTGATTTTAATGTAGTACATGCTGGAGCTACGCTTGATGTCGCTCCAAATAAGTCTGGTATTTTTGGTCAATTAGAAAAGCAAGGACACCATCGTCCAGACACGATGATGTACGAAGTCACGCTTACGATGAGAGGCACACCAACGGCCGTATTGAAATCCTGTTTGCCTTTATTTGGCGATTCATCAAGTGCAGCCGTTTTAACTCCTGCTGGTTCCACTGGCACGATGAAGCATAATGTTAACAGCGTAAATGCAGTAACACTTTTGTTTAAAAACGGAGGATCAGACGCAACTAATATTAGCAGCGTTCTTGTAGGATGTTTTTGTACCTCAATGACACTTCGGGAAGATATAGGCACTAATGGTGGAGAAATGGTAGTGGAGTCTACGTTTGTCACTGGGTATCGTCCGATTGAAAATACGTTAGCTGCAAATACAGAAACTTTAGATACAGATGCGCCAAAGAATATATTCAGCTTATCTACTCAGAATGTCAATTCTCAGCCAGTAGTATGTAACTCCTGGGAAATTAATATTACAAGACCGCTATCTCGTGTTGGATATATAAATACAACAGATTATAATCCATATGGGTATTGTCAAACTGGGCCCTATGAGGTCACTGGTAACTTACTTGTCAAGCGTGATGATACGATTGAAGACCTTGCAGCTAACCTTAAAGGCGATAGTGCTGGTATTGCAATCGACTTAGCTGAATCCAGTGGTTTTACGATCTCAATTCCTGACGCAATGATAGACAACAGTCAACCTGAGAATGGTGAATACATGATGCAAAATATTCCATTTAGAGCCTTTGCAGCATCGGAAACTGCGACAATAATTAGTATTACTATAGCGTAACCTGGCATAATAAAAATGAAAGAAACTTATGCGAGTAAAAACTCCTCATGGGAATTATGAAGTAAAAAACATTACCTTTAAAGATAGGCGCACTTTGCATCGACTAGAGTTGCAGGCCATAAGTACGGATGGAGATCTAAAAACAAATGAATTTATTGATGTCCTAGACTGGGTAATGAATCATGCATTTGACGATCCAGAAGCAAAACTATCTAAGCTCGATGATAATCAAGTTGATGAAGTGTTGATGGAAATTTATAATTCTTACAAAGGTACAAATAAAAAAAAGTCTTAAAGCACCGAGTCGCAATGTGGATGTTTTTTAAAAAGCAGCCTACGAGAAATTTAACATTTCCATATGAAGCATTATCACCAACATTGCGAAAGAAAATAAAGTATACAGAAAATGAACTTTGGAACGAGGTAGATCGTGTGCTTGCAGAAGATCCAGAAAATAAATTTACTCCTGGCGCAAATCTGTATCACAATCTCGTCCATTGCGCCGACTCGTCTTATTTTTGCGATCTTGAAACCAGTCATATGTTAGAAGAGTTTATGGTGATGAAGCGATTTAACATTCCACCAGCAACTACAATCGATGAGGCAGATTATCATCGATTAGTAGTCTTTTCAGCTATTGATGAAGAGTATAATGTGTTAATTAAAGAGCAACAGGAAGATGGCAAAGTTCGTAATTGAGATTCGCAGTAGAGGTTTTGATAAAGCCACTCAAGATTTTATTCGATTAAATAAAGAAAGTGGCAATCTCAATGAAAATCAAAAAAGGTTACGAAACAATACTATTGGATTACGAAGGCAACTTGGTGCATTAAGAAATAATATTTTACTGCTCACATTTGCCTACGTTGGACTCAACAAAGGTATTGGTGGATTTATTCGTGCATCTGCTGGATTTGAAAGCGTAAGAGCAAGGTTAGTTGGTCTTACTGGATCTACTGAGGAAGCAAAGCTGGCATTTGACGCTTTTAACAAAGTTGCAGCCACTACACCATTCCAACTTCAAGATGTAGTAAACGCAGGAGCGCAATTAGAAGCATTTGGTTTAGATTCTAAAAACACGCTTCGAGCAGTCACAGACTTAGCTGCTTTCATGGGTTCAAATGCTACGGAGGCAGCCAATGCTCTTGGTCGCGCCTTTGCTGGAGGAGCGGGTGCTGCGGAAATTTTAAGAGAAAGAGGAATACTAGAATTAATTAAATCTTCTCAAGGAATAAAAGACTTTTCGAAAATCACATTACCTGAGTTTAGAGCAGCACTACTGGCTGCAATGGTAGATCCTGTAGCTGGTATACAAGGCAGTAGTCAACGTTTAGCAGATACTTTTAATGGTGCAGTTTCAAACATGCAGGATGCACTCACAAGGTTTCAAGCTAGTATTGGTGATGTGCTGTTACCAAAAATGACAGAACTGGTCAAAAGCACAGAGGCATTCTTTAGAGCTGCTGATCCACAACGTTTATTTCAACTAGCTACTGCATTTTCTGTAGCAGCAACCGCTTTGGCAGTCTATAATGCTCGTGCTGCGATTGCACTAAGTGTGACAACTGCCTGGGCAACACGTACCGCTCTTTTAACAGCAAGTTTTGCAAAATTAATACCTATCGCAGTAGCACTTGTGGCAGCTATTGGAATTGATAAATTCTTACAAGCCAGAGATGCGTTTGATGCATTTGCCACAAAGGTTGATGACACAAAAGACTCTGTCAACAGTCTGATACCTCCACTAAAAAACGTAAATCAGCAAACGACAACATTGATTTCTAACTTGAGCCTTACAGGTGATCAACAATTAAAACTAAATCGGATTATGCAAGATGCAGTTTTGCAAAATGCTATTAATGCAGGCATGGAAGATAAACGTATAAAAGCTATGCAACTAGGATTTCAAACTGTCAACAGAATGAGCGCAAGTTTGCGAGAAAAAGTGATAATAGATAATGACGCACTTACAGTTGGAGAACTACTTGTTGGAAAGACTCAAGAATTAACAGAAGCAGAAGAACAAGAACTAGCGGCTTTAAAGAAATTATTTGATTTGAGAAAAGAGGCAATAGGAGCAGGCAAAGAATTGGTAACAACCAACAAAAATATCACTGGCTCTCTTGAAGGTATTGTAAGGCAAGTAAAAAACCTAAAGAATCAAAGCCAGGAGCAACAATTTGGTACGCTGTTAAGAATTATGGCTCAGTTGGCAGCATTAACTACAGGAGGTGGCCAGGCTGCTGGTGCATTAAACATTTTAAGTGCAGCTTTTGGTCATACTGGTGGACTTGTGAAAAACAATGGTATTCAGCGTTTTGCCAATGGTGGTATGGTGCAAGGACAAGACAATGTGCCAATTATGGCGCAGGCTGGTGAGTTTATTATTCGTAGAGATGCAGTTCAGAATATTGGTGTCGGCAACTTAGCGCAAATGAACCGAACTGGTTCCTCTGGAGCTAATGTTACAGTGAATATTCAAGGTGGAGTGGTCCAGGAAGATTATGTGCGAAATACGCTAATACCAGCACTTAACAAGGCTACCAGTCAAGGCTCCAGGATAAATGCATAGCTTTGACAGCTCGCTATCCACACCACTAAAACTCAGAAATACCACCGCCTTCTGGGTGTTGAAACTTTATCATTCTGACGAATCTGATTTTGTTGGTGTTTCTGATCGTCACCGAGTAGATGGATCAGATAAATATCATGGATTAGTTGCCGATTGGGGTGGTCTAAATCAAAGCCTAGACTTTTTTAATTTCAGCACAAGCACTGCCAGTATGACTGTCAAGCTAATCAATACTAAACAGAGTATACTTGGCTTACGTTTTTCAGATTTGTTATCCAGCTATAATTTCGCAAATCGTAAATGGGAATTATTTTTAAATACAGAAACGGCTGGGACCTATGATACCGCAGCTCGCATGATTGGTTTTGGAGTCATCTCAGGTGAGTTTAAATACACACATGAGTTTATTACACTCAGCTTACTCGACAACACGTCAAAAGTACACAACGAAATTCCAAAAGCAGTCATCCAAAATACAGATAGCAGTTCTGATTACTATTTTGCTAATCCTCCAGCGGAAAATGTAGGCAAGCCTATACCAATATTTTATGGAGATGCTGGCATTGTGGATGGTAGTACAACAGGAGCTACAGTAGTGGCCACCTATGCTACCGCTGGCGAATGGGATCATCATTTTACCAAGGCAAAAGTACCAGCTATCATCACCGATAAGTGGAACACAACCGATAACCAGGTATTTGCACAACCAGACTCAGTCGCCTGTAATAGTTTGTCCGATGAACATATTTGGATGTTTAAAAATGATTATTACGTCAGGAAGATTGGTAGTGAGGCCGATGCTTCCGCAGCAAATTCAAGAGTTGATTTTTCTGGCACAAGCTGGGATGCTTATATCCCATTAGTGTTATACTCGACTAGTGGCGGTGTGATGACTGATTGGGCGAATACTGTGGATGGAGATTTAAGTACCTTTGGAAAAATTACTGCAACTGCTGGTAGTGATGTGGATGGTTTCTGGGTGGTCCCACAAAACTATGCATCGAATTTAGGTGACATTACTTCAGTTAAATTTATGATCTATGTAAAAGATTTTGATCCTAATGCAAGTGGCAATGTAGCGGAGTGGAACCTTGACAATCTACCAAGCTCGGATGGCACGAATGCAGCGTTAAGTTGGCGCACAGACGATTCGGCAAGTGCTGGTACACCTCACGATCCCAGTAGCCAAATTATTTCTATAGATGCATATTTTAGTGACACTGAGAGAAGTAACTGGAATCTAAATCAGCTTCTCAGGCTTGAATTTGAAGCATCGAGCGTAGATCACGAAGTCGAAATATATCAAGCTGGTATCAAGGTAGAATTGACCACTCGCGATCAAGTATTTCATAAACAGATACCAGATATGGTTGATAATTTTCCCATAAGTGCAAGTAACGATTTATATAGTTTTGACACTTTTTCTTATAACAATGGCCTAGATAATGTTTTTAGAAAAAACCGAGTTTTCAGAACCAAAAATGTAACCACTACTGACGTTGGTGATTACGTATATGTTGCTGGGAGTGGACGTAAGTATCCAGCCTGGGTAGATGCAGATAGTCGCAACAACGGATATAATCAGAATGACTTAATAGAAAATCCAGTATATATGATTGAAGATATCTATAGAACTGAGCTTGGTTTATCAAGTTCAAATATTGATTATGGTTTATTTGACACTGCTGGTAATACAACCGATGGCACAATTAAAGAAGGATTTGATGATTCTGTTGGAGATATTATCTTTTGCTTCTCACAGTATAAGTTTGTTGACTCCAAAGCATTAATTACAAAAATATGTCAGCAAATCATGGGTTATAGCTGGATTAGTGGTGATGGTAAAGCGAAAATTAAAACTCTTGTCGGACCAGATGATGCTACAACAGCAGATGCTACTATTGACTATAACGATATAGTCGTAAAAGGCATTGGATACACACCACTAAATAATGTTAGAAATAAAATAAAAATAAACTACGCAAAAGATTATGCGCGAGATACGTTAACTCAAACTGTAGAAACTAAAGATGATACCAGTATTGGAAACGGCACTACAGGCTACAATGATACACTTGAACTTGAATTAGATGCAGAACATATACTAGATAAGACTACCGCAACTGCTCTTGCTGCTGCTTATCTGAAGCTATTTAAGGATCGGAAAATTACGATAGACTTTGATATTCAAAATCCAAAACACAGTGACCTAGAGATAGCTGACTATATTACGTTTTCTAATTGGGATAGTGACTTGGATTTTTTTGGAACTTCTTTTTCTAGTGACATATTTATAATTTCGAAAATAACAAAATATCCGAACCGATGTTCGGTGGAAGCGATACAGGTGTATTAATGGCAAATATGAATGTGGGTGTACCACGATTTTACGTTGATAATATTAATTATAGATTTGCAAATGGAATTGCTCAAAACACTAGATATGACGTACAAGCAACAAACTCTGGGAACAATATCGTAGGAATAAAATCTGGTGGTGGAAGTGAAATAGAACTATTTGATATGAATCCATTAAATTTAGTGACTTTTGACACATCTGCTTCTTCGACGACAAAAGCAGATCATGTAATTATAACACTAGACGTAATGGGAGAAGTAGCATCCAAAAATAGCTTTGTTGCGATTTTAAACCATAATTGCGCGACAGCTACCGCTAAGATTCGCATTAGTGCTAGTGATACGAAAGCCGATGTAGATCATGCTGATTTTGCTGCTCTTGAAGGTGGAGCGACAGCAATTAGCTGTACCGAAGTCGTCAATGCAGACACCATAAGCACCAATATTATCACACCAGCCACCGATGGTTCCACAATAGTTAAATTCAGTGAAACGGATCTTAGGTATTTTGGGATTCAATTTGAAGGCTCCTCTGGCAATTTTTCATCTACCGATTTGACTGTTGGTTGCATTTTAGTGGGTGAAATATACGAGCTTCCCCATGCGCCAGATCTGGAGCTTATACGCACAATAAGTTTTGACCAGGTAAGCGTGTTGGAAAGTAGTGGTGGTCAACGATTTGGCAATGCTACAAGTCTTGGTCGAACTGCAACCAGCTCATCAAAATCACCATTTACGACAAGTACAGTTAGCCAACAAAAGTATGGTGGCCGCATTTCCTACGATTTGAATTTTTCTTACCTCGATAGCACTGATGTCATGCCAGATGAATACGACATCTACAATCCAACAGATGATTCAGTGGTGGAAGATATTTGGAATAAAACCTGTGGTCCACTGATTCCATTTATTTTTTCTTGTGACAAAGATAGTGAAGGCGATAATTCCGAGTCTGAACATCTGTTTGCCAGGTTTAACCAAAATTCGCTAGAGCAACGGCAAGTTGCTGTAAACAAATTTAACATTGGGATGAAAATCGCAGAAGAGTTTTAGTAGCTTCACACAACAAGACTAGGTGCATAAGTATGCATAACGGCTTTTTACATGTTGCCATTATGTTGACAAAATTCCCGTTTCACGACGAGCGGAGCGAGGGTTCGAATCCCTCCCTCTCCGCATTGAGCAGTTTTGTGCTGGATACTGCTTCGCTCGTCGTGAAACAGTGTATTTTTACGCAATATTTTACCACTCCAAATTTCTCCAAAAGTGAATAAATATGCATAAGAATGAATGGCTCGTGTTGACATTATGTTGACAAATTATTTTTGCTACTAAAACTCTTCATGTTCTAGTCTTGCGTTTCTCGTTTTGTGGTGTGAAATTGTTTGACAATTCCGTCATTTAGATAATCCATCGTTTCAATACTAGGTCTTGCATAGCTGTTTTGTGTGGTGGCCATGCTGGTATGTCCTACGCTTAACTGAGCAGCATGCATACTATGAAATGCTCGTTCTGCTAACTGCGTATGAAGTCTGCGAAGGTCATGGCAAGTAAAGTCTATGCCAGTTTTTTTCGCAATTCGTACCATACGTCTGCGTAAACACTGATAGTCTAATGGTATAGGAGCTTCATTTCCTTGATCTTTCCATTTTTTTAATATGTGCCAACCAGCTTCGTGAAGCCTAATTAACTCTCGCTGTGAGGACTTTTTCTTTTGAGGTGGTATAAGAATCGTTCTTTCCTCAAAATTAACATGTTGCCACAAAAGAATCTGTTCTGGCACTTCTCTGTTAATGGATAACAAATGATTTGCTCTACAACCTGTATATACGTAGATAAAGACAAGATCTTTTTCATACTCAGTTAGTGCTGGATGTGATTTCAGTATTTCTATTTCTTCATCAGTCCACTTGCGTGGTGGCAGTTTCTCAGGATCGGCAAAATCATCTCGGATAATAATTTCTTTTGTAATCAAATCTACTCGCTTTGCCCATCTGAAAAAAATCGCTCCATCTCTCATATAGCTATCAATACCTAGATCAGTGCATCCTTGCTCACTTCGCGTCTGTTTATAGATTTCCCAGCCAATCAAATCGTCCTTCTCTTTTGTAGGTATTTCTGATACTACCTGGTTTTTTCCAAATACACTCATAATACTATTCATTACGTTTTGATATCGTTTTCTGGTATGTTTGTTGGTCAAATACTTGAATTTATTTTTTTTGTATTTCTCAAACAATTCGTATAGTGTCAGTTTGTAGCCACCTAAATCATACAAATCTTTCCAGGTTGGATCATTAGAAAGATATCTGTTTTGGATTGTTGTCCACCGAGCGTGTGATACTTTCTGTTCCTGTTGTGTGTAAAAATGTTCGTATTTCCAAGGATTGTTTGGTGTTATTTGTGCCTTTATTGGATCAAAATATTTTACACCATACTTCTTGGCTCGATTACGTTTAATGTATTTACATGCCATGTTTGTCTATCCTTTATTTTATTGTGGTGATTTGTTTTCATGTGCTTTGTACGATCACAGTTTTTGATGCTATTGCAATTGGTCTGTTTTTATATTGTATCAGAACTGAACATATGGTAGGACATATATTGTCCTTATATTTATATATGACTGGAAAAGCCATGTAATGTGCGCCAACCATAAATTTAATTGACTCTAATATAGCTGGAAGGTTATATGTCATTTTTCGAAGTTCACTTAAAGATTGCTTTTCAATTATCTTATCGACGGGATGTTGCTCATGCGTAAACCATTTGCCAACACATAAATAATTGTTATAATAGTCATCTGGATCAAGATCAAGTTTACTGGCAACGCTTTGATAACCTACTGCGTTAGAAATTAATCGCTGCATTGGTTGCATTGAGAAAATATTTTTAATTTGAACATCGGTTTCCATGTCTGCTTCGATTTCTTCAAATCGATGCTTTTGAATGGGATTGTTTAGTTGCGCTTTCAAAAGTGCCAGCTCTTTTTCCTGTTGAGCAATTTTTTCTTTTTGAAGTTCAACTATATATTCTGTGTTTTCCAAATGCCTGCTATGTGGTGATATCATTTTACTTTCCTTTTGATGATCTGCGTGGGCATGTGGAGTCACGTAGATTTTGTTGTTTTTTCTATTTATAGTATAACCTAAAGACTTAGCAACAAGCTGTGCCGTTGAGTTATTAATTTTTATTTCTGGCTTATCAAACCATCGATAAAAATTTGTTCTGTCAAGTCCAGTTAATTTTGCAAGTTCACTTTTTCTTTTTCCGCTCTCCGTTATCATATAGCGAACTGCATCTGATTGCTCTTTGAAGCCATCTTGTGTCATATCTATCCTCCTATAACACCTAAATATTATAATAAAAGTAATACATATGCAACATAATACTTGCTTATACCACATGTTGACTATTAAACTTAATCGTTGATTATGCAACATATTGGAAAACAAAAATTAGATATTTACCTTATGGAACATGGAATTACCCAGAACCAACTAGCACGATATATTGGTGTATCAGGAAGCCATCTCAGTGATATGAGAACGGGCCGTAGAAGTTTTTTAACGAAGCATAAGCAACGTATCGCCAATGTGTTAAACAGGACTATTGATCAAATTATATGGGACAAATAAAGAAAGCATGGCTAACTACTACACAAGCAGCAGACTACCTCGGAGTGTCTAAAAGAAGTCTGGCAAGCGCGATTACCTTGAAAAAAATGAAAATGAAAAATCACGATTTAGTACTCAAGGATTATGGAAATCGCACTTTAATCAAATTATCTAGTTTAGAAAAAATTGAAAAAATTGAAACCAAGTAATGGGCAATGCCAATGATTACCTCGGCACATATCTATCCAAATCCCGCTACGCTGAGTGGTATTGCCCAGTGATTTTTCGGATAGAAATTGAGGATAATGAAGAAAGATTGAAGTTTGCTCAAGAGGTGCAAAATATAGTAAAAGATTACAAAACTTACATACCTGGTAGAAATCGGATCGTGAAATGCGACATGGGTATTTCTGCTAACATCGACCTGGATACCTTTACGCGGGTTCAAGCGTTAATCGATAGACGTGGGTACAGATTTACAAAAGCAGAAGAGCCAGAATAAATCCCGGCTCTTCCTATTGTTCATCGAATCACCACAAAACGATGATAGACAACGAGGAGAAATTATATGTCTATAGATCCAATTTCAAACGTTAATATACCAGAATCAAGCGAAAGCAGCACATTCATGAAGCTAGATGCTGGTGAAAATAGAATACGGATTCTTGGAACTATTTACGATGGTTATGTGCTTTGGACGGATGGAAATCCGCAAAGATCAAAAACACCACTACCAAATAATGGAGAGGAAAAAGCAAAATATTTTTGGCTTATTCCTGTGTGGCTTAAAGATTCTTTTGGATTTTTAGAGCTAACTCAACGGACGATCATAAATGCAATCAAGCAATTAAATGATAGCTCTGAATGGGGAATAACTTCAGAGTATGACATTGCAATTAACAGGCAAGGCGAAGGCATGGACACTACTTACACTGTGACACCATGTAAACCAGCACCAGCTCCCAAAGAAGCAAAGGATGCATACGAAGAAATACGGCTTAGTATTGATTTTGATCAATACATAGACTCAGGTCGTATTATCAAACAAGCAGTTCAAGACGACGACTTGCCATTTTAGATGCCTAGTAGATCGGGACGAAAAGGATACGCAGGAGAAAACGAGGTGGTGAACTGGTTTCGCCACCTCGGAGTTAAGGTTATTCGCGCTTTTGCGTCCGATGGCAGAGCGTTAGGCGAGAAGTCTGATATTGATATTAAAGCAACTATAGACGATTTAATTATGCTAATTCAAGTAAAAAGATATAAGCGTTTTAGCATATACAAATTTTTTAAAAATGCCAATGTGGTAGCTCTGCGAGGAGATCACCAGAAATGGCTATATGTACTTAGTGAAGATATGATGGCAGAAATTGTAAAAAGATTAAAGTCTGGAGCCGAAAATGTTTAACTCAATTCCAGGTTAGTGTAGGTGGTAACAGCCTTGGCTCCAGATTTTACACCAAAACAAAAAATGATACACATAGTTGGTACTTGTGTCACTAAAGTGCTGAAAAAGTATAAAGATGTCCAGTTGAATCTGGATAGTGAAACCACCAGGCATAATATAGCGGAGGAAGTAACCGATGCAATATTACGCGTTATAGAGGATCCAAAATTCAAATGAATGAACAAGATTTTAAGCAATTTAGACGTGACTTCTTAACCGAAGCCGTAGAGGTCAGTGACAGCAAATCTGTGGAGTACACCATATCAAACATGTCCAAACTATATAACTTTACTCATGTAGCGGAAAGAGTCGGTATTACACCTGGGCAAGCTCTAATGGTATATCTACTCAAACATGTGGATGCGCTGTGTAATGACGCAAAAACTGGAAAAACGTACTCTGATGAGACGACACGAAGCAGATGTATAGACATAGCTAATTATGCTATTCTGTATGCTGCCTTATCACATACCGAGAATGAAAATGAAAATAACACTGAATCAAACCGAGATGGAATTAGCATGTCTGTCGGGCATGACGCGAATGATACAAAACCAGCGAAATGGCACGACCTCCAACGGGATCAGAAAACTTGATCCAGATATTAATGGTGTAGGTGGCGAAATAGCCGTCTGTAAATATTTCAATCGATACCCAGATCTGACTATTGGACCGCATTACCGAGGTTTTGACCTAAAGGTGCGAAATACAAAAATTGATGTAAAGACTACGACTTATTTACCTGGATACCTTCAGGCGAAAACAAACAAAACATCTAAAGATTGTGATATGTTTATTTTGGTGCATGCAGACTTTCCTACGTATACCATTATTGGCGGTATCCGAGCAGAAGAATTTCTACAGGATTGGAACATTAAAGATATGGGATATGGCAAAAAATATATTGTGGAATCTTCAACACTTAAACCATTACCTCAACTGTTTGCGTGAAACATTCTAGCGACATTGGGAAAATGGGCGAATTAGCAGTTCGAAAAGAGCTGATCAAACAAGGCTACAAGGTCTATATACCTGAGTCCGATACAGAGCAGGTTGATCTTATAGTAGAACTTGAGAACAAGACCTATAAACGAGTACAGGTGAAAACGATACGTAAACCTAACAAAGCTACTGCCGTTGAAATTAGACTGCTAAAGTATGTCAACACGAATCGCGTAGATATTATCGCTATATACCTGGTGGAAAAAGATATTATCGCTTTTGTTCCATATACAAATCAAAAGAGTTTAAACCTAGCTTTAACTACAGCCAAAAATAATCAAAAGAAAGAGCGTCAGTGGTTTTATCAGTTTGCAAGGTTTCCAGAGTTTTCGTGAAATACGCTGGATCAGTTGACTATGATAACGACCAAGGTGAATGGGTAGATACGTTGGTAGAAAGAGATACAAAAATTGAATTGTTAGTTGAAATGAAAAGATTACTAAGGACCAGGCGCAATAGCAGCGTGTTTTTTGCGGTGGAAATTGATGATGGTAAGGAAAGAGATATAACAGAAGAGGTCAGAGATGATTTACGATAGAATTTTAAATCACCGCAATCAGTGGCGCAGAGATGCCGAGAGAGCGGACAAAACAATTAAATTTTGTCAACACTGCAATCAGTGTTGGGAATTTATTACTTCCAGCACTGGAAAGAAAAATTACAGAACCGCAAAAATACCATTTTTTTATAAAAATTTTGTCAGTTACGGCAAGCGGAAACAAACTTGTCCGAGGTGTAAATAGTGTGCGTTTGCTCGATCTGTTTAGTGGCATTGGTGGGTTTCATCTCGGTTTTTCGCAAGCTGGGTTCAAATTTGATTGGGTTGGGTTTAGCGAAATTGACAAATATGCGAGTGCAGTTTATAAGTACAATTTTCCAGAGTCAGAGGAATTAGGTGACGTTAAACTTATTCAACCAGGAGACTTACCCAAAATCGACATTATCACTTTTGGATCACCTTGCCAAGATTTTAGTATCGCTGGAAAGCGCGCTGGGGCAACTGAAGGAACGCGCAGTTCTCTTATCTGGGAAGCAATTAGGCTTATCACTGAGTG